GCTCGTCGAACGTCATCCATACTTTCTCCTGAGATAGTTAATACTAATAGGTAGCTCATCGAACGATCCGTTGTTTACTTCATTGAGCATCCATATACCTGACCAGCTTCCGTTCGTTTGAGGGTTCAGATAATCCTCAGAATGAGTATAAAAAATGCCAGCAAACAAACCAGTGATACTATTTCCATCTCCTTTTCTTGCATAAGCTATGTCTCTATCTTGAACGTGTCCCATTATACAGGACATAAACTTCTTCTGTAGCATTAACTTTGCAGAAGAAACAGGACGACCCATAACACCGCTAGTAAAGTAGTGGCAGTAGGCTACTCCGTCAATGATGATGGGCTGTAAGAACGGGACAACTTCCCAGCTACCTAAGTGAAAGTCCTTGTAAGACATAAGACCTTCTAGCTTAGAGTCAGACTCGATAGCACGTTCTATCCTGTTCTCGTGGTTGCCTAGTAGGAACACCATTCGAGGCTTCCACAGTCGTCGCTTGCCCTGTCGCAGTCGTCTACGCTCTGCCTCTATTGGCTCTAGGAATCTAGCCATTGCTTCGTTACCTGCCTCGATGTCGTTGACATAACGTCTACCCTCGAACGACTTCTTACCTACGTCATAGCTACTGAGACTTGGCATGTCCCAGTGATCCCCCAGATGGATGATAACGTCAGGCTTAGTTGCCGCCGCATAGCGTCCTGCCCAGTACATGTGGTCAAAGTTACTGTCAGGTTTTACTTGTGTGTCTGGTATTACTAGATGCCTAGTCATAGCCACTCCTTGGGTAAGGTACTTGGTGTGTACCAATCAAACCCGTTCTTGTCTGCCCAGTCTCTCATACGGTAACGAGTACCATCTTTACGTCGTCTTGATCCCGGCATTGGTGTATTAGGATTCTGAAATATAAACACAAGATCTTCATATTTACCTAGTGCCTTACGTACTTCTACGTACTTACGCGCTTCTTCTCTAGTTCTGAATCTGCCTTTTGCTTCGATGTAAGTCACCCATCCTGCGTTGTTGTAACAGAAATCAGGTTCGTACATCTTAGGTATGATGTAGCTGATCCTCTCAACAGGATGATATGTACAACTCTTCATCTCAGCATAGAGCTTCTTCTCTAGATTACTATCAAACTTCATCAGGAATCCTATACTTGTCGTCAGTAGATCTAAGAAGATAGAGAAGTTGAAGGCTTTCATACAGCCTATCAGCGTCGAGTTCGTTGTCCTCGTATAACTTAAGACATCGCTCGTAAAGCTCTCTCTCTGTTGTCCAGTCCTGTAACGCCTTCTCTGCTTTCTTTGGTCCTACTCCATGTATACCGGGGATGTTGTCTACCCTATCACCCATCAAGGCTTGACGATACAGCCACTCTGTAGCAGAGCGTTCATCAACTTCCTTCATGATCTTCTTGGTGTAGTCATATATCTTTGTAGGTATCTGCAAGAAGTCTTTGTCGAGAGAACAGATAATAGATTTATGTTCTAACTCAGTAGACTTGATAGCTATGCAGTCATCGGCTTCCATGTTAACAGAGAGGTCCGCTTTCCATGCATCTAGCATGTACTCACGGAGTGCGTTCTTGTGTACGGGTTTACGTGCGGGACGGCTACCTTTGTAGGGCTGAGAAACAGCAACCTCATTTCTGAAGTTACTGCTTCCGGTAAGGTATAGCATGTGATTATCGTAATGCTCAGACAGATCAGAGATCAGCTCAGAGATATAGTTAGCCATAGTCTGGATTGCTATTCTCTCTGGCTCCTCGTCACAGGCAAAGCCAACACGATAGACAAGCATGTCACCGTCGATGAGTATCACACGGCTTCCTCAAGATCAAAGTCAGGCATGTACTCTACGACGTTAGAGATAACCATACGTCGAAGTGAAGGCGACCGCCCTTTCTTCTTCATGTATTCCCACTCATAGTAGGTCACAAGGCACGTAGCTTCTGACCCGTTAGCAACAACAACACCCATCTCAGGATCATCGTCTTCACTAGTAGGAGTACGACCTTTGATTAACAACTCGCTACCGTCTGGCTTGAACGCACGGTACTTGTTGTTTGACTTACAAGTGATGTAGTAACCACGGTCATCACCTTTGTTGTTTACGTTCAGGCCCATATCTTCAAGAGCCGCGATTGCTGTGTCCGACAACTGAGCCAGATCTACTGTGTACTTATCAGCCAGCTCGTTCTTGTGGGTAAGGCTAGGCCAAAACAACTGACACTTAAGGTTAATGTTTGCTTCGCTCATAGGATCTCCTATTAATTAATCCAGATTAATTTTACAAGTAATATTATACCACACTTTTGCAGATTGTGCTAATGCGTTTCGGCCCAATTACTACCAATACGATACTCACCATCTAGTGGGCAGTTAAGGTTAAAGGTTTCGCCAGCCTGAATGATAGCCTGTACAGCGGCTTTGCCTACGTACTCAGCATCTTCAGGACGACACTCTATTTGCCACTCATCGTGGACTTGCGCTACTAGCTTGAAGTCTACATGCTCAAGTAATTCATACAGGTGTATCACTCCCTGTTTCATTACAATAGCACCAGCCCCTTGCAGTAATGTATTCAACGCGGCATGGGCAGAACGGACACGTAGTCGCCTACCGTCTAGGCCGTCAAGGAACCCAGAGTCTGCTTGCGTTGTTACGTCCTTCCTGAGTCGTGCAAGAGAAGGAACGTTACTTAAGAATCTTTCTTTTAGTTTGGCACCAAGCTGTGCATTACCCCCTACGACAGATCCTATCTTTGCATTACCTGCACCGTATAGGAATGCGTAGATGAATGTCTTAGCTTGCGCCCTAGTCTTTAGTCCAGCCGCTTTTTGATTAGCTGTGTGTATATCTCCTTCTAGGATTTCTTTCGTGTAACCCTCGCTATCCATGTAGTGAGCCAGCATCCTAAGTTCCAGACCAGATGCGTCAGCCCCAACGAGAACACGGTCAGGAGGAACAATAAAAAGCTTGCGGCAATCGACGCCGTACTCTGCATAAACAGCAGGAACTTGCGCCAGATTAGGACTAGAATGCGCCATGCGTCCTGTAACAGCCCCGATGTGTTTGACTCTTCCATATATCCTTCCTTTGTTTTCTGCCTTGATCCACGACAATACTTGAGAGTGTCTCTTCTGTAAGAGTAGATACTCGAGCACCGTCTTTGATTCAGGTACGTGTAGGTTTTTCTTAAGAGTAGATTCATCCACCTTTGGCTTACCTGATGGTGTCTTCTCTTTCCATACTGCACCTTTCTTCTCTAACCTCTCAGCTATCTGTTGCCTAGATCCTACGTTGAAGTGAGTGTACCTCACAGGCAATGGCTTACCTGATGTCTTGTGATACCTCTGCTCTTCAGCTATGGGTGGAAAGATATTCTGCAAGGCGGCTTCAATGCCTATCATCTTAGTCTCTAGCTGTCGTTCTAATTGCTTTGCATCAGAAGCATTGAACCCAAAGCCATTGTCTTCTTGATCCTTGCATATATGTGCGACAGCGTGTTCAAGGTAGACGCTTGTGTCAGAGAAGTCGAACATCTGTAACTGAAGACACAGCATCTCATACAGCTTCTCAGTCACTGACACGTCACGCATACAGTACTTGATCATCTCTTCAGACAACTGAGTCCAGTCATCGTGGTCACCCTTGGGTAGGCGTAGCTTCTCTCCCCACGTAGCGAGACTGTGTCCTCCCTGTACATCAGGATGAAACAACCTAGACATAACCAACGTATCAACAACACGCTCAGGATGTATCTCAATGTCCCATAGATTTTTCAGTACAGGTCCATCAAAGCCTATGTAGTTGTGACCACATACGTGACCACCCCTAGCTAGTTCCTCGAACAGTGACTCCCTACAGGTATGGAGACAGTGATCCTCGTTTGGCCTCTTTGTCACAACACAGTGTATTACCGATGGCTGGAGACCATCCGTTTCTATATCCAAGAACACTATATTCGTAGTAGGCAATGTCCAAGTCTTCTTGCTCTGTAGTTTCTCTACCATTGGTCTTCATCTCCTTGTTCTGTTCCTGTGTAACTATCCAGTTCCCCATCTTCGACATCATAAGACTCCTCTATGTCTGATAAATGTGCGTACTCTACGTTACCTGTGATGGTAACCTCATCTTCAATTAAGAATTTACTACAAGTACCGCATAAGTCAACAAACTCTTTTGAGTCAGTGAACTTACGCGTCATCTCGTACTCGTTAAGTAGCTTGTTGCATGCAATACATCTCACTCCATCATCTCCGTCAGTCTGCCTGTGTCTTTATTATATAGCAACGAACACGCTGGTCCAGTCATACCACTAAACCTGTTCTTCAGTACCCTAATGCTCGTTGTGTTGCGCACCATCTTATCTTCTGCTTGTGCATTACGCTCTAGTCCAAGAACAATATCAGACAACTGGGCAATTGATGCACTTCCGCGAAGTTGACCCAGACTAGTAACTGCTCCGTCCTCATGTCCTTTTCCTTCTGGTCTGCGTAGGTGACTAACAACAAACATACATATTTCCATCTCCTGACAGAACATACGTAGCTTGGTCATG